TCCATGGCCGTCGTCGTGTCGACAATCTGGAAAAAGGCTTCGTTCTCGGCCAAGGTCAAATCACGCATCGCCTTCGAAGCCGCCTTAAGCCCGGCCTCCGTGCCCTCGGGAAACAGCAAGGCGATCTGTTTCTTGTCCAACGCCGGTGCGGGGGTTGCCGTGGTCGGTGCCGGCGGTTTTGGACCGGGACCACCGAAGGCGTCGAGGGAGACGCCTTTTTCCGCCAGCACCCGGACGGCGGCGAGACGCGCCTCCAGTTCCCGCAGCCGTTCCGTCAACGCCTGCGCCGTGCCGGCGGACGCCGAGAGGCCGACGCCAAAGACCTCCAGTTCACCAGGCGCATTGGCCAGTTCAGCCCGGACCTTGGCAATTTCCCGGCCTAGGAACGCCATCGCCTCACCCGGTGTCTCGGTGATGAGGTTGTTGGCGTTGCGCGTCCACTCGGTCAGCTTATTGACCGAATCGCGCGCCACCGGCATGAATATCTGACCCATTGTCACCGAAAGATCGGTCCAGGCGGCGTCCAGGCCGCGCAGCTTGTTGGCGAACTGATCGGCGGTCTTGAGGGCGTCGCCCTGGGCATCGGCGGACCCCGCCATGATCAGGTTGACCCGCCCCATCACCTTCTCAAGTTCCGTCGCCTGCTTGACGTTCTTGGCGATACCCGAGCGCAACAGTTCCGCCTTCAATGAATTTTCGGTGATAACGATGCCGAAGCGGCGGACGGCCTCGTGGTTGCCAACCAGGGCCGAAGTCAGTAGCTGGATGGTTTCCGGTTCGGCGGCGTTGTTGAAGCTGGCCAAGTCGACGGCCAATTCGACCAGGGTCTTGGACAACCCGGCGGCTTCCTCGCGGGCGAAGCCGAGCGGCACGAAGGTATCCTGGAACGTCGCCAGATAACCCTGTAGGTCGAACGTGGACCGGTTGACGGCAGCGCCGTGGCGGCGTGCCCAGGCCTCGGCATCATCGCCGGCTGCCTTAAACACGGCGGCGAACTTTGATTGCATTTCCTCGACGTTGCTGGCCGCCATGACCGTCGTCTTGACCAGCAGCCCAAGGCCGGTGCCGCCGGCGAGGGTGGCGAGGGCGCCGCGCATGGAAAATAGGCCGGAAACGCCGCGTCTGATGGACCGCCGCATACGGCCGAAGCCGGTATCCAGCCTGGCCAGCGACCGGTTCATGTGGGCAGAACCGGAACTGAGCGCGCGCCGCGCCTTGCCCATATCGGCGCTAAATGCAGCAGAGTTTGCCGAGAGATCAGCAACAACCGCGCCAGCAACGACGACCATTATTAATTCTCCGTTGGAACTAAAGATTGAAGCCGCACCGCATGTTGCGGTAAAAAGAAAGTATGGAAGGCGCCGCCGTCCCGGTTCTGTTGTTTCTCGCCCTGGCCTATTTTGTGCCGGCGTTGATCGCCTTCGTCCGCGAACACCATCAGAAAGCCGCCATCACCGCGCTTAATCTGCTTCTCGGCTGGACCTTCGTCGGTTGGGCGGCGGCGTTCATCTGGGCCTGCACGGCCGTGAAGGAACCCGCCGAGGATTAATCACCGCCGGCGGCGGGTGGATGGTCGTCGCCTTTGCATACCGGCCTTGGCCTTGTTGGCAAGTTTGTCGCGGGTTTCTTTTTCCTTGATTTCTTCCGACTCCAGCAACGCCAGGGCCAGCCACTCGGCGAACTCGCGGGACGTCATCCGGCCTCCCAGTTCCCCCACCGTCATGCCCAGGGTCCGGGCCAGGTCGAAGGCGAAGCGCCGGCGGGGCCGGTTCTTTAGTTTTTTACCAGGTCCTCGATGTCCTGGCGGGCGAGGCCGTTAAGCCGCTGCGCCGCCTTGAACACCCGATCGACGGCAGCCGCCGACTTTGCCCCCAACGCCTCGACGTCGGCGTCACCGAAGACTCTCTCCCCCTTTTCGTTGACCACGGTGCGGGTGACCAGGCTGGCGCGAACGTGATCGGACTTGCGCTTGCCTTTTTCGTCCCACATTTCCAGTTCCCAGGCGTCGCGCTCGTCGGCCGTCATGACGCGGACATAGACGTCGCCGCTCCATTCGGGCACCGGCACGCGCTCGGGCTTCATGTCGTCGGAGGCCAGGATGGCGTCCCGGTTCAGTGATTTTTTCTTGGTCATGGTCCGTGCCCTTTACGGCGTGACGTCGCGGATGAGGCGGACGCCATCGGCGGAAACGACGGTCACCGGCGTCATGTTCATTTCACCGACGGCGGCGTTGCCGAGGGGCAGGTCGCCCTCGATCATGCCGTTGCCCTGGTATTCCGGGTTGATGGCGCTGATGGCGTCGGTCTTCGACTTGCGGAACTTCATGGCGAACTGCGGCGCCCCGACCAGCGGAAATAAAGTGGCGTCGACCTTGGCGGCGTCGTAATCCTGAAAGAAGTTAAGCGTCAGCGACCAGTTGCCGATGCCGCTGGGCAGTTGGCGTTCACCGGTGTCGCCCATGGAGGTGGCGCGTTTCAGTTCCTCGGAATAATTCATTTCGACCGATTCCACGTGGTCGGAAAGATCGACGGCGTTGAGAGAGACAAAGGCGTCTTTTAGGATTTCTCTGGGCATGGCTCATGCTCCTTGGTTAGCGTTTGGGTTTACGGACCGGGTGGCCGCTTTGCCGATGCCGGCTTTGATCATTTTGGCGGCGCGCAGATCGTCGACCCGGACGACGGCACCCTTCTTGCGGCCGTTGTGGTCCTTCAAAAGCTTGATGTCTTTCAGCATGGGTTAACTCCGGTTATTGAATGCCGAGAAGGACGGCGAAGTCGAACGAAGGCCCGCTGCCGCCGATGGTCCATTTAATCCGCCACCAGTCGTCGGTGATCGCCCCGGCGATGGGCGTCGGCCATTCGGACCCGATGACGGTCTTCTGTGCAAACGTCATTCGCGTCACCGCCGAGGGGAAGCCCGACGCATCGTCGGATTCCACGGTCGCGTCCAGCGTCGGCGTGGTGCCGGTGGCGGCGAACACATGCAGGGCGCCATAGAGTTTCTGCGTGGCGCTGACGGCGCCCAGCTGCTGCGCCGTGCCGTTGGCAGTCACCGTGCGCGTCGCCCGGTGCATGAAGGTGCCCCGGATCAGCGCCTCGCCGGCCGACAGTTGGCCGCCGACCGAGAACGGGAACATTTCGCCGACAGGCCCGCCTTGTTCGTAATCGCCGGAAGCACAACGGAACAAGAAACCGCGCACGCCTTCCGTTTCGCCCTTCGGCACCACCGAGAACGGCACGTCGGCGAGGCTAATTTTGCCGAATAGACCGGCGTCGATGGTCGAGTCCCAAAAACCTTCGGCCTGCACCGCGCCGTCCGGTATCCCGGCGAGGCGGCGTTCGCCGCTGTCGCCAAAGCTGTTGGCGCGCTTCAACGGCGCCCCGAAGCCGAGCGACACTTCGTTGATGTTGCCCGACAGGTCGAACTCGCCGAAATACAGTTTGGCGTCGGAAAGGGTTTCGCGGGGCATGGGTTACTCCTCGTAAATGATCTGGAAATCCATGGCGATGTGGTGGACTTTTAATTCGTCCTCGTAGAGGTCCTGTTCGGTCAGGAAAAGCGTGTCCTGGACGATGGTGTCGGCGGTGGTGCGCCAACGCTGCAGGGCCAGGCGCACCTGTTCGGCGACCGCCTTGGCGGAATCGTAACCGGCATCCCCGGCTTCGTCGTCTTCGTCCCAGACGTCGAACTGGAAGCGCGCGAACACCACGCCGGCGTCGACGCCCATGGCGTGGGGTCTATCCGCAGTCACGCGGCGGTATGAAATCGCCGGGTAGGTCGGTTCCTGGGGCAGCAGATTCGGATAAACCCGGTCGCTGATCAGCGCCATGAGCCCGGCAAATGTCGTCAACCGGGTATAAATCTCGCTTTCGACGCTCACGGGCTACCTCCTACGTCGCCGCCGGGTCCGCCTCAGGCCGGACTTGGCAAAACTGCCGGCCAGCTTCGCCGCCGCCTTCTCGATTCCCTTACCCAGTTCTTTGCCCATGACCGCCAGCGCCTCGATGTTTGTGCTGTCGATTGCCGGGCGTATAAAGGGCCGGGCCGACATTTTGACCGTCCCAAATTCAACAAGATGGGCGTGATAACCCTTGAATTTTCCACCCTTAAATGAACCGACCTGGCGGGTTAGTGTTCGTTTGTCGACCTGACGAACGCCACGCTGGGTAATGCTCGCCTTCAAATTACCGGTCGCCCCGACGGGCGTTCGCCGCCGGATTTCGTCCTCGATAACCTTCGCGCCCTTCCTAACCGCGCCCCGCAAGACATTTCGCGCCACCCGCTCCGGCAGCCGCTTGAGAACCCTGTCAAGTTCCTTTGCCCCTTGAATGCGGGTGCGGACCGAGCGCGCCACGGTCAGACCTCGACGGCCGAAGCCTGGATGATCAGCCCTTCGCCCCGGCCCAGTTCGTCGATCTTGTGAATATCGTATGCCTCGCTTTCATACGAAATCCGCATCTTCGTCGTCAGGTCGGTGCGGTGTCGGACAAGGAACACCTTCGTCGCCTCGGCCACGATCTGCGCCCCCCGGAACGTCTCGCCGCCGGCGACGGACCGCACGTTGGCCCGAGGCGTGCCGTCGGTGCCGATGGTCCCCCAGGATTCCTTTTCCGCCCCGGTGCCCGAGCGCGTCGGCGTGTTCTCCTGAATGGTGATTTGGCGGTCGAGTCGTCCGATCTGCATGGCCCTAGAACCGCACCGACCGGTAATCGCCGATCAGCCACTTAGAAGATTGCGGCACGTGGGCCGGCATAACGCCGATCACCACGTCCTGGCGGTTCTCATACAGGTGCCCAATCAGCAACAGCATCGCCTGCTTGATTTTGACCTCCACGGCGGCGGCCAGGCCATAGCCGGCGACGAAGCGAATCTTGACGGCACTCATCACCGCGCGCGTCACTGGCCACACTTCGTTGAAGGCCGGCGTGATACGGCCGCGCTCGGCGTTGGTGTCGACCCTGTAGAGGGTGCCGCCGAGGGTCTGCTGAACGCCGTCCGTATCGGTGTATTCCAGCGTCGTCACCGACTGCAACGGCGGCAGCGGCATTTCCAGCATCCACCTAGGGAACTTGTCGAGGAACAAGTCCCAGGTCTGCGTGATCAACGCCCGACGGGTATAGTTCTCCGCCCACTGACGCGCCACGGTGATCAAGGTGGTGATGTAGGTGTCGTCGCCGGAGCCGGTCACACGCAGGTGGGCCTTGGCCTCTGCCAGTGTCAGCGGTTCTTCCGTCGGGGCCGTGACAATGGCCAGTACAGGGATAAGGGACAAGGGTCAGTCCGCCGGGCTACTTCTGGCCCTTGCCGGTGGCCTTCTCAGGGCCGCCGGCGTGGGTGGCGGTTTCCTTGTCCTTTTTGGCGGTCGTTTTCTTGGCCGCTTTTTCGGCGGCCTTCTCGGCCCGCTCAAGGCGCTTTTCTTCGGCGTCGACGTTTTCGGCATAGCCGCCGTCGATCAACTGCTTGGCCTCGTCGTTTTTAAAAGGAACAACGCTGCCGATGGCGTGGTTACCGTTGGGTCCGGCATAAGCCGACAATATTCTGACTTTCTTCATGGGTGGTCTCCTTGGAGTTTTAGGTTTAGAAAATTCATGCGCCGACGCGATTACCCTTTGGGAACGATGTTCACTTCAAGGGCGGTGACGCCGCTGTAGGTGCCGGTGGAGGTCCATTTGACACGCAACTGGTCGCCAAGAATTCCATCCTTGACGGAGTCGTTCGCCAGCGCCGCGTCGAGCGGGACGTAGATCGTCGTCACCGAGGTTTCGGCGTTAAGGCTGGCGACAGCACGCTTGGCCGTTATGAGGAACCGGAAGTTGGCTATGTCGATCCAGTTATTCCCACCGTCCAGGCTGGTCTGTATCCAGACCTTAACGTCGGTGCCGCCGGCGCCGTAGGCAAAATTCGCCTCAATGGCGAGGTGTTTCATGCCATAAAGGCCGACCTCGACACCTGACAGCTGGTCAGCCACCGCCCCCGCGATTGTGACTGAAGGCAATATTGTTCGCTGTTTGAACATGGCGGACTCCGATCACGACGCGTTGTAGGTGTATCGCAGAACCACTGAGCCGTTCACGGTGGCGTCAGCGTCGGCGTTGGCGGCCCAGGCATCCGCGGCGTTGAAATGGATGGTATGGGCACCGCCGGTGAGGACGTTAAGCCCCGCCGCCGATGCCGCGATCTCGTTCGTGCCATTGGTGTCGTCGGCGGCAACGCCGGTCTGGATGTCTTCGAACGTGGCTGTGCCACCCAGCACCGTGACCACGCCGGTAGCGATCACCGTGCCAAGCCCGACATCAGGCGTGTCGGTCGTGGTGCTGACGCCAGCGATCGCCAGTTGCATGTACGAGCTGTGGACCGTGATGTTGCCCGCCGGCAACGTGTAGATTAGAACGCCGGTCCCCAGCGAGGCGCTGTTGCCAACCGTCATCGCGGCGTTGGTGACGGTCAGGACGGCGGTGACGTTGATTCCGTCGCCGTAATGAACGGCGGTGACGTTGGTTGCCGCCGTTCCGTTGTTGGCGTTGGTCTGGAGATACTTAGACGCGTCAACCAACGCAGCCTTGCTCGCGACGGAATTGCCAACGACAGACCCGTCCACCAGGTTCAGTTCAGCTGCCGTCGAGGTGACGGTGTCGAGGATGTTCAGTTCGGCCGCCGTCGATGTGACGCCGTCCATGATGTTTAGTTCGGACGCAGACGACGTCATCGTCGTGCCGCCGATCTTGAACGTGGCGCCGGATTCAATATCCAGGTCGCCGCCCGATTGAACGTCGAGCGATCCGCCGGTGCCTATATGCAAGCGAGCGCCGCCGGCCTCATTGCAGATGGCGATGCCGCAGTCGCCGGCGATGGCCGGCGTGGCGATGGAATACACGGCCACCAGCAAGGCGACGGCCAGCGTGGAAAACAGGAATTTACGCATGGTGGTTCTCCTGAAAAAATGGGGCGCCCCCGGAGGGACGCCCCGGTACTCAACCAGGGTCCGAAACCCTTTATGCCGTCAGGCCGCGTTTAGGCCGTGCCCTCTGGCGGCGACACGATGGTATTGGTATCCGAAACCGTCCCGCTGTCATGGGTGGTGGGTTTCTTCAACGGGCCGTACTGGATGGCGATGATGCCGTCGATCACGGCGTTCGCCGTGGCCCGTTCCAGCACCGGGCGGACGTAGCGTTCGCGCGGCCTGACCACGTCGAGGATGAGACACTGGTCGTCGTCGTCGTCGGCCATCGCCGCACCTTGGCTGCCTTCAATATCGGCGAAGGCATCGGAACTGCCATCGTCGGACGACTGCTGCGCCTTCAACGTCGTGACCTGGTTGGCCGTCAAGGCGCCGAGCATGGCGACGAACATGACGCTTTCGAAATTCTGCATGTCGACGCTGGCCCCGTTTTCGTCGGCCAACCCCGCCGCAACGGCGTTCTCGACGCGGGTGACTTTCACGTCTTTACTCAAGTTCATGGGATTTCTCCGTTAAAACGCGGCGCAACCAGGGCCTGAAAGACGAGGCCCGGGCGGCGAAGCGTTGTTTCAAGGTTAAGGGTTAGGCCAGCTTGACGCGGGTGAAGGCTTCCGCCAGGACCGGCGCGCCGTCGCCTTCATAGCGCGCAATGAAGCCCGCCTGATTGGTGGCGGCGTAGAGTTCGACCAGCCGTTGGATCTGCATTTGCAGGGAATCAACGATCCAGTACCGCGTCCAGTCGCAGAACAGACCGACGTAGAGGCCCGTGGTGAAGGTGTTGGGCGCGAACTCGCTGATGTCCATAGGATGGTTGAGAATCCGGTCCGGCTCGCCTTCCCGCACAGACGCCCGCCAGATGTAACGGCCCTCGCCGTCTTTCAGCTGGGAAATCTGCTTCATGGCGTCGCGGTGGAAAGTCCACCTGGCCCGGGCCCAATACTGGGGCTTGAGGGAGTATTTGGCCTCGATCAAGCCGTCGAACATGATTGAACTCGACGTGTTGCCGGTCGACACGTCCCGGGACGTCGGCACGCCGTCGGCGGACGCCGTAAAGACGCCCAGCGGCTGGCCGGCACCGGTGCCGTTGAGATAGGCCTTTTCTTGCGTAACGCCGGTCTTGTAGCCGAGCCGGTCACGCACCAGCTGCTCGGCGCTAATGGCGCCAACCTGCAACAGCTTGTTGGAAATCTTGACCAGCTTGGCCATCGGGTGCGGCTCCATTTCCCGCTTGCCGATGGCGATGGACGAATCCTCGGAGCCGGTAGCCAGTTCCGTCGTCCAGTCCAGATCGGAAATGTCCGTGTCCAAGGACGGAACGCCCAGCTTCGCCGATTGCGTCAGCGGCGGCAAGACGTTGGCATGGCCGCGCACGAACACCATATCGTCGACGAACTTGATCAGTTGCGCCACGAAAGTTTCCGGGGCTATTAGGTAGCCGCCCTCGGTGTCCGCGTCCGCCTGCAGGGCACGCAGTTCGTCGGCGCCTTCGCCGCCGATCTGGGCGGTCCGCAGATAGCGGTCGAAGCAGCGCATGGCCAGGTCGGCGCTTTCGCCGGTGGTGTTCTCGGCGCCCTCGGCAGCCGCGCGGTCTTCTTCGGCGGCCTTCTCGGCCAGTTCGCGGTCCACTTCCTGCTGCCGTTCACCGGCCTCGATGTTCTGGCGCAGTTCTTCCTGCTTGTCGTACAGGTCGGCGTGCTTGGCTAGTTCCTCTTTCGTGGCGTCGCGGTTTTCGGCCTCGGCCGTGTCGAGGATCTTACGCATTTCGTCGCCGATTTTGCCCCGTTTTTCACGGAGGCGTTTCAGTTCTTTCGGGTCCATTAGGCCCCTCCTTCTCACAAAAAAGGACGCCCCAAAGGACGCCCGGTTAAAACCCTCCAGCCTCCGCTGGCGGGATCTCTGTAATTTGCTTAGGCGAGGTCTGCGTGCTGGGTCCGCGCCCGCATGATGTCCAGGTTGCGCGGGCCGTCGCCGCCATCCTCGCCGTCGCCAACATCGTCGCCGTCATCATTGCCGTCGTCGCCGGCATCGTCCGTTTCGGGCTCCGGTTCCGGCGGTGGGTCCTCCCTCGCCTCCTGTTCCGCCCGCCAATTGTCAAGGGACCGCTTGGCCACCCCGACGTCCGTCTGCGGATAGGCGGCGAAGGTCGCCGGACTGACGTCGAACAGGTCGACCTTGAGGAGCGTGCGAACGTTCTCGCCGTCCTTGGTTTCCCATTTATCCTCGATGGTGCGGAAGCCGAACGACATTTCGGTGACGTCGCCCCTCTCCATACTAACCACCAGGTCGCGGGACGCCTGGGTGTCGGGCGGGTTGATTTCGATGGCCAACCCCTTCTTGTCCTCTGCAACGGCCAGGGTGCCGGCCTTATTGCGCCCGAGAACGATGTTCGGGTCGTGGTTGAACAGCGCCCGGACGTCAGCGTTTTTCAGCGAATCCTTAAAAGCGCCGGGCGCGATGATCTCACGGAACTCGCCCAGGTCGTCGCTCAGCTTGTTAAAGACCGCCGCGTGGCCGGCGATCACGATCTTGCCGTCGTCGTCGGAAACGCGTAATTCATCGATGGCGAAAGCGCGCCGTTCAATTTGATGGCTGGTCTTGTTCGGCATCTATTTTCTCCTTGACTTCTTCTGCCAGTAGATCGGAAAGGGTCATATTCATCGGTATCAATAGATCGGACAGACCCTCTCTCGGATTCAGGTTTTCCTTGGCGCGCACTTCGTTACGGTCCATCCAGCCGTCGAGGATGGCACCGTGGTAAAGTTCGCGGCGGGCTTTGGTATCGCCGCGCAGCAGCCCGTCGACCAGGAACTCGTTGACGTGGGTCAGTTGGCCGGCGGTGGTGAACAGGTCGCGTTTGGCCGCCTGCTCCCAGCGGACGAACCATGGCCGCATGGTGAATTTAACGAACCCCAGCGTCAGATGCTCAATGTTGTTGAAGGTCGCACGGTCGAGGATACCAATCATGTGCGGCGGCACCCGGTATATGCGGGCGATCTGCAGGCCGGTGAATTTGCGGTCCTCGATGTATTCCGCGTCGGCACGACTGAGGCCCATGGCCTGATATTCCATGCCGTCCTCAAGAACGGCCGTCTTGTGACGGTTAATACCGGTATGCGCTTCCTGCCACGACTTTCTGAAACGCTCGGCGGATTCGTCGTCCTTGAAATGCTGCGGGTGCTTGATGATGCCCCGAGGCGTCGCGTCGTTGGCCCAGAACCGCGCGCCGTATTCCTGGGCGGCAAAGTCCTCGCCGATGGTTTCCCGATGCAGCTGGATAGGGCTTAGACCGACCAGCCCGTCCTGCGAACGGGCGCGAATATGAAACATTTCGTGCTGCAGGATAATGCGGCGTGGTCCGATCAGTGGTTGGTGATCGTAGGCGATGGATTTATCCGGTGCCCGGAAAGGCCGCACCCGGTCCGGATGCAGCGGGATCAGTTCGGAAACCGGATTGCCGCCGGTCGGGATGATCTCGGCGTAGGCGTTGCCGCGAAGGGTAATATGCCCCATCATCATTTCACGGAACTCGAAACTGGTTTGCCAATGGTTCGGCTGGTCATGAAGAACCCCCCAAAGGTGATGGCCCCGGTCGACGTCCCGCCCGGTGGGTTTCAGGTTCTTGTAAACATTCCACGGCACCGACGCCAACGTCTCGGCCAAAACCCCGACGCAGGCATAGACCCATGGCGACGACATAGCCTTATCCGGGTTGACGGACTGGCCGCTGGCCGTGGCCGCCCCACCGAACCACGAAGCGACAACCGGGTCGCCCGGCGGCCCGGACTGAACCTTATGGCTACGAGTGCCGAGGGCGCTTTTGAGAATACCCATCAGCGGAGCGCCGTGATGATGGCCGGCGTATAAAGCAGAAAGCCGGTTGTGAACAGCGCCATCGGAAGGTTGACTAAGGCAATACCGGCGAAGATCAACGCCAGGCCGCCCAGCACCAAAAAATCGGTTACGTCAGGCGGCGTTTTTACCGAGGATTCGGATTTATCGTTCTTAGTCATACCGCGATCACCCCTCGTTCCTCGTAAATGGACGGCTTGGTGTCATGGACCATGGCCCGGCCCATGGCGTTGCACAGCGCAACGATGCCGTCTATCCGTTCCCGGCTTCTCTTTTTATCCGGCTTCAAGTTGCCTACCTCGTCTTTTTTAACAATGGCATTAGAGGCATTCCACGCCAGAACCGGATTACCGGCATGTTGCAACTCACCACGCTTCACAAGCCGTTCAATCTCGGCCGTCGGCGCCGCCATGCTCAGCCAACCCTGCCCAAACTTAACCATTGTTATTTCTTCGTCGGTTAGATTGGTGACCAATTCGTAAGCAAAGGCACGATCATAGGCGATTTCGCGGATGTTGAATTTTTCCGCATCCTCAAGAATCTTCGCTTCAATGAATCTAAAGTCCGTTGTCTCGCCGGGCGTGGCCTGGATAAACCCCTGATCTCTCCAAGCCGGGTAAGGCACACGATCACGCTTTCCCCTTTCAATGATATTTTCTTCAGGCACCCAAAAGCGCGCGATTACCTTACTTGATTCGCCGTCCTCGACAGGTGGAAAGAAAAGGACAAAAGCCGACAGATCATCAACTTTGGCTAAATCAAGGCCGGCATAACAATCTCGCCCGAACAATGCGTCATGATCGAAGGGTGCATCCCCGAGCCGCCATTTTTTCATATTCAGCCAGCGCGCGGCATTTTCCGTCCACTCCGAAAGGTGCCGCTGGCGGAAAACCGCCTGCCCCGCCGGCGACTGCATGGCCTTACCGAATTTTTGTTTTAGGTATTTCGGCTTGACCGAAACCCCGTATCCAGGATTTGCCTTTTCCCAGACCTTCGGGTCTTGCCAGTCGTCGCCTTCGTCGATACCGCTGATATAGGCAAAGCACGCATCCGCCGCCTCGTCCGTATAATTCCCTTCAAGGACGTGGGTGCAATAATCAAAATGCTCAAAGCAGATCGAATTGACGTCGGTGCCGGCGATTGTGATCTCAAACAGCATCGGCTGGCGGCGCGCGCCCATGGACGTTTCCAGCGCGTCAATCACGTCCCGCGATTTGTGCGCGTGAACCTCGTCGCAGATGGCGCAATGGGTGTTGAGCCCGTCCAGGTTTCGTGCTTCCGCCGACAGCGGCTGGAAAATGCTCGCTGTCCCTGGAATACTGATGTTGTTGTTCAGAATGTTCAGCCGTTGGCTCAGGCCCGGCGATTTTTCCGCCATCAACTTAGCATCGTTGTAAACGATCTTCGCTTGGTCCCGTTTGGTCGCCGCTGAGTAGACTTCCGCCCCCGGCTCGCCGTCCGCCGTCAGCATGAACAGGGCCACCCCACACGCCAGCGTCGATTTTCCGTTCTTGCGTGGTATCAGAATAAAAACGAACTGGAAGCGGCGCGGCCCGGCCTTGTTTTTCCATCCAAAGATCGAGCCGATGATGAACTTTTGCCACGGGTCCAGGTGGATCGGCTGCCCCGCCCATTCTCCTTTCGTGTGTTGAAGGAACGGATAGAAATTGATGGCGAAGGTCGCCGCCGCTTCGTCGAAATAGAGGCCGCGCTTGCCGGCACTTTTAAGATCGTCCAGGTGACGCTTGCACGCCAGCCGCACCAGCTTGTTGGTTTTAATCTTGCCTTTGACGACCGCCTGGGCATAAGCCGTGGTCGGATGGACCGGCGCCTTCGGCTTACGAGGCTTTTTGGCCATGCCCCGGCGCGCCTCTCATGTATTCGGCAAAATCGTCGAACAGATCCATCTGCCCCGACGTCGCCGCCCGTGTCAGCGACGAAGGCGTCATGCCGAACTCCGTGGCGAAGGCACGCATTTGTTCCATCGCCTTGTTGGCGATTGCCAGATATGGTGAATGAGCCGGATAGCCGTTCGGCGTCTTGATAATCCAGCCGGTCTTTTCCAGTTCAATTTCAGCCTCGACCCATCGGCCATAAGCAACGCAATAGGCGGCAATCGGCCCCCGGGCCGCGTTGTAAATCCGTCCGATTTTTTCTAGTTCGGCTGTAATCCGCGTCCACTCCTCACGCGCCTCGTCTTTCAAATGGTCAGGGCAGTCGGGAATTTCGCACTGGATGCCGGTTGCAGCGGTTTCGTCCTTATCTCCTTTTTTGTCCGCGCCGCCATCAATCGCCCGCAGATGCTTCGGCTTGGGTTTCGGCCCCGGTGTTGCCATTGTTCTTGCCTTTATCCTTCTTTTCCGCCGCCCGCGCCTGTTCGGCCAGGTCCTCCAATCGCTCCGCCGCCAGTTCAACCATCATCCGGAGCGCCACTGCCGCGTTGTGGACGCCGGCGTGTTCTTTGACATCGACCAGCGTGTCGAACAGCGTGTTGAAATCCTTGTAGTGGCCGACCAGGCGTTTGCTGTCGGTCTTTTTCTTTTCCACCTGCGCCAGAAAATCGGTGAAAATTTTGGCGTCCTCCGGCAGAAACGAAACGACGATTTCCTCGTAGAACGGCTGGCCGACGGAAAGCACCGTCATGTCCAGGTCGTCCAGATCGAAGGCATCATCCGTGAGGCCGCTGTATTCCTGAAACTGGAACCCCAGGCCTTCGTACAGTTCTCGAAGCACGTTCGGGTCGTCGTCGCCGGCAATCGCGTTGTGCGACAGCTGAATGGCGATTTTTTGCTCGTCCGTCAGCGGCGTCAGAATTTCGATCACCGCCGCCTTCTCCACGCCGGCGTCCAGGGCGGCGCGCACCCGGTGGTTGCCCGACAGCACTTCCAGCTTGCCGCCGATATCGAAAACCAACGGCGCCGACGTCAGGCAGCCGTCCCGCTTGATGTTGTCCTTGAGGCGGCTGTATTGCGCGTCGGTCATAAACCGCGCGTTCTTTTTAAGCAGCTGCAGGTCGCCCAGCCGCACCACCCGGGTTTTGACCTTGAGCATGTTTTTGGAACCACTCTCCGTAGATGTCTTGGGGGCTTTGTTCTCGGACGCCTGAGGCATAGTTCAAAAATCCTGGCTTGCGGGCCGTCAGGTCGTAGACCCCACGGTATTTCATCGAAATCGGCTTGTCCGTAAACGCCGTCGTTTTAATTCTTTTGACCTTGATCAGCAGCTTCCGTTCCATCAACTGCACGATCTCCCTGGACGTCGCCAGCATGGCGATCAATTTAGAGAGCCGGCGTTCCCGCGCCAGCGCAAAATCCGAAAGCAGGTAAAGCGAATCCTGTTCGCTAAACTTGGGCCGGTTGAGAATGAAGCCGCCGGCCAGATGGTCGTCCAGGTAGACAAGAAAATTATCCATCCCGGTGACGTGCTGGATGCCCTTGGCCAGATACCGGTCCTTGAGGAAGTTCATGTGTTCAGACTTCGCCCGGACGATCTTGACCGTCGCCGCCGCCGTCAGCGCCGCCGGATCGACGACCGTGTAGCTGAACGGCACCGACCGGTATTGCTTCCCCTTCACCGAAGCCTTGGCCTTGTCGGCGTAGGTGTATATCGGCTTGTTGACCGACCCCCGGAACACCGCCACCGGCTCTAGGCTCTCGAACAGCCTGTCCGAAATCACGCAATAGCGAACGCCGTTCACGTCCAGGTCCTGAACCCACCCTTCGAGGCCTACCGGGTCCCATAATTCATAATCCGGCGTCGGCCAATCCGTGTGTTCGTCGAGGAACTTATAAATTCTCTCGTAGCCGCCCTTGTAGGTCGGCGGGAAAGCGGCCACCCCACCGCCCTCGGCGACGGCCCGCGCCACCTGGCCGTTGAAATCGCCA